AGCAGAGTTCGTTGTGCTTCTAATAATGGCATCACCTCTAACACTGTAGCAACTGCGTTGGGTGATGTGCAGTAAGGGGTAGTCGTTCGTGTATTGGCAGTGCCCCCGTGTGTGGGGGTTCGCCCCCGTGCCCCGTTATAAAAAAGCATAGAGACCCTAACCTACAAAGTGTTACGAAAGCGAGAACAATATCAGAAGCAATCCAAATTTTTTTTCGCTGTTAAAAAATGCCCACAGAGTCGCACTTGCAAAAGATTCGCAATTGATATATAATGTCAAAGACAGATATCCACATAATGCAAAAAAATTCCGCAGAAGAAACATACGCTATAGAAGTTGATACGGTAACTGGTGAATATTTTGTTAGAATACCTGAATGGATTGTAAATGATCAAGGATGGTTTGAAGATACTGAACTTAAGTTCAAAACAGATAAGAGTTTAATTTTTATTGAAGAGGCGTAGTATGAACACCTACCACATATACTTAAGAGGAGAAGTTCTTTTTAAGGACTTAGATCAATCCGAGTTTGATCTTATATGGGGTAGGTTATATCATTCGTATTATTGTGAAGAACTTACTTATGAATCTATTGTATTTGATAGTAGTATAATGGCAGATGCAAGTTATTAAAGATTTAATTTGGAAATTCCCCTTAGAGAGTCATAGTAATATAAAGAGTAATCTATTAGAGTTTATCGATAATGATCCATCAGGTAAACAGTTTATTGATTCGATTGATCATTTAAACAAGACAGATTTCTTTAGTATGGATAAGAGAGAAGCAATACCATACTATTACTCAGTGTTCTATAATAATGCACAAGATTATTATTGGGAAGTCTTAGATCGTTATTGTATGGAGAATATTGATCTTGAATCTATATGGTATCAACAGTATATAAAGAAGGATACACACGGTTGGCATGTACATCCACATTCAAGTATATCCTTTGTGTATAACTTAGAACTAGAGAATAGTGGAAGTAGTACAGAGTTTTATGATAGAAAAAACAAGCAGATCGTACAGTTAGATGTGAATGAAGGGGATATACTTACCTTCCCTTCATATCTAATTCATCGTTCTGCACCATTAATAGGTAATAGAAAGACAATTATATCTGGTAATTACAACTTTGATTTTGTAGATCAGTCGTTAATTGTCATTGACAAATAGTATAAATTAGTGTAATATGAAGTGGTAATTACACTAAGTTATGGCGAAAGGATTTACAGTTAAAGCTAAATCTCCCGTTGTTAAAACAGAACCAGATTTTGACTACGATAAAGCAAGGGAGATGATAAAGGGTAAGACAGTTGTGTTCTGCTTACCTGGAAGAGGAGTATCATATGCATTTTTGAAGAGTTTTGTACAGCTATGCTTTGATCTGGTTCAAAGTGGAGCAAGTATCCAAATCTCACAGGATTACTCATCAATGGTCAACTTTGCACGATGCAAGTGCTTAGGTGCTAATGTTCTTCGGGGACCTGATCAGTTACCTTGGGACGGTAAGTTAGCATATGATTATCAATTATGGATTGATAGCGACATTGTGTTTAACACAGAGAAGTTCTGGCAGATCGTTCTGATGGATCAGGACATTGCATCTGGTTGGTATTGTACTGAGGACGGCAAAACCACCTCGGTTGCACACTGGATGGAAGAAGATGACTTTAGATCTAATGGGGGCGTTATGAATCACGAAACCATCGAAAGCATCTCGAAAAGAAAGAAACCATTTACTGTCGACTACGCAGGATTCGGATGGTTACTTATTAAGAAAGGAGTATTTGAACACGAAGGTCTTCCATACCCTTGGTTCGCTCCAAAGATGCAAGTCTTTGAATCAGGTGAAGTTCAGGATATGTGTGGCGAAGACGTCTCGTTCTGTTTAGATGCGAAAGAAGCAGGTTTTGAGATCTGGTGCGATCCTCGTGTTCGTGTAGGACATGAAAAAACAAGAGTTATATAACATCTATGAGGGTGAGAAGATTCTCTTTGAGAACCTCACCCAAGATGAATACTTTAACGCAATGGAAGACCTTGCCTATGAGTACTATGACAATGGTGCTCACAACCCACAAGGTCTACGAACTGAAATTATTATTAAAGAGGATTAAATGGCAGTAAGAACCAAAACAGGTGCATGGGGAAGTGTTGAGTTAGAATCAATCCCGAAGAAGACTCGACAAGGAAACGGAAAACATACTAAGTACTCCGCTTCGTCTCGAAATAAAGCACGGAAAAGATACAGAGGACAAGGTAAATAACCCTCACCCCCGAAAGGGGGTTTTTTAATGTCTGGTTTCTGTCATAAATAAAAGATGTAAATAGTACTAAATATTGCCTTTTCGATGTCAATAACACGAAAGTCTAGATCATTTAAAGATATTAGTTTTGCTTTTGAACCACATCCAGTGACAAAAGATCTACCTGTATTGAAGAATGAACGTGCGATTGTAAGATCGGTAAGGAACTTAGTAGAGACTATTCCTACCGAAAGATTCTTTAATTCAGAACTTGGAACTAGTATTCGTGCAAGTTTATTTGAAAACTTTACACCTACACTCACAATGGTGATTGAAGATCAGATAAATGAGACAATAATGCGTTATGAACCTAGAGTTGATAACTTAAGAGTTGAATTAGATCCTTATCCTGATAATAATGCCTTTAATGTAGTTGTTATATTCGATATTGTTGGATTACGAGCACCAACTCAGTCATTTACTTTCCTATTAGAACCAACCAGATAATAATATGTCATTTACTCAGTTTGCCAATTTAGATTTTACCGAAATCAAGGCTCAAATAAGAGATTATCTTCGTGCCAATAGTAATTTCTCCGATTTTGACTTTGAGGGTTCTAACTTTAGCGTCCTAATTGATACACTTGCCTATAATACCTATATTAATGCCTTTAATGCTAACCTAGTTGCGAATGAAACCTTCCTAGACTCTGCAGTTATAAGGGAAAATGTGGTTTCTCTTGCCCGTAACATAGGTTATGTACCCCGTTCAAAAACTGCTGCAAAGGCAACGATTTCATTTAATGTGGAAAGTGCCAATTCTGCAGATAGACTGTACTTAAAACCAGGTTTAGTGTGTGTAGGAGAGGCAAATGACACTACATATAGGTTTTCAACCGTTGAACCACATACTGCATCATTAATTAATGGTGGGGCAACCTTTAATAACATAGAAGTTTTACAAGGAACACTGTTAGAGAAGAGATTTCAGATCAATACATCAAAAGATCAAAGATATATTCTCTCAAATAGTGATATTGATGCCAATACTATTAAAGTTTATGTTTCTGGACCTGCAGATACAGGTATTGGAAGAGAATATGCTAAGATAGACAACATTTTAAGCATTAATAAGAACTCTGAGATCTTCTTTATACAAGAAGTACAGGATGAAAAGTATGAATTACTCTTTGGTGATGGTTATTTTGGTAAAAAACTAGAAAATGGATCAATTGTCACTGTTAGATTCATTATTACTGATGGTGAAGAGGGTAATGGTGCAGGTGGTAAAGTAAATTCTACAGGAAATTTTGATTTTGCTGGCGTTTTTACTAATAAAACCCCTAATGATACCTCTGCATTAACCGTTATTCCTGATTCTGGTATTTTAGTAACTACCATTCAGAACGCTTCTAACGGTGCTGAACAAGAAGACCTTTCCTCTATTAAGTATTTCGCACCTAGACTGTACTCAGCACAGTATAGAGCAGTTACAGCAAGGGATTATGAGGCAATTATACAATCAATTTACTCTAGAACAGAGTCAGTTGCTGTTGTTGGTGGTGAAGAATTAGATCCACCCCAATTTGGTAAGGTTCAGATTAGTATCAAACCTAAAAATGGTACTTATGTATCAGATTTTGATAAACAGCAGATAAAAAACAAACTTAAGAGTTATTCAATTGCTGGTATTAATGCAGACATTATTGACCTTAAGATTCTTTATGTTGAATTAGACAGTACAATCTATTACGATTCTTCCAAGGTTTCAAATTCAAATAATTTAAAATCAAGCATCACCAGTACTTTATCAGATTATTCTAAGAATATTGATATTAATAAGTTTGGTGGTAGATTTAAGTATAGTAAAGCACTTCAATTAATTGACAGAGTTGATTCTGCAATTACTTCTAATATTACTAAAGTTAAGATTAGAAGAGATATGAAAGTACTGATCAATCAATTTGCACAGTATGAATTGTGCTTTGGTAATAGATTCCACATTAATCCTGAAGGATTTAACATTAAAAGTACTGGATTTAAGGTTTCTGGTTCCAATGAGGTTGTTTTCTTAACTGATGTTCCTAATAAGAATGATAAAGGTGATCTTGATGGTAGTCATAAGGGAGTATTGAGTGCGATTTCAAGGGATAAGAAGAATGAACTACGGGTTATAGTTAAATCGATAGGAACTGTTGATTATAAGAAAGGTGAAATTTTATTAAATACTATTAACATAACAGAAACAAACGCTGTTAACGATATAGTTGAGATACAGGCATTCCCAGACTCCAATGATGTTATTGGATTGAAGGATTTATACCTAAGTTTTAATGTTTCAAATACTACGATAAATATGGTTAAGGATGTAATTGCTTCGGGCGAAGATGTATCGGGCGTTGTATTCTCTAGAGATTATTACACTTCAAGTTACTCAAATGGGAAATTGGAAAGGGAATAAAGTATGTTAAATGTCGATAATAGAGTAAAAGTCAATAAAATAATTGAAAGTCAGTTACCTGAGTTTTTAATTAGTGACTTTCCCAAGGCAACTGAGTTTTTTAAGCAATATTATATTTCACAAGAGGCACAAGGTGCTCCATCTGACCTAATTAGCAACTTTGATCAGTATATCAAGGTTGATAACCTAGTTCCAGAGGTTGTAGTTGGTGTAACTACCCTTACTGAAGACATTTCAGGTGCTTCTACTACTATTAATGTTTCTTCAACAAAGGGATATCCTGCTGAATATGGTCTTTTAAAGATTGATGATGAAATTATTACCTATACTGGTAAGACTGATACATCATTTACAGGATGTATTCGTGGATTTAGTGGTATTACTGGTTATAATGTAGGTATTTCCTCTTTTATTGATGATGTCAACAAAGAAAGTCTAGTTTTTGAGAATACAACTGCTGCGGATCATACTGCAGATGTTACTGGTACACAAAGAGTTACTAATTTAAGTGTACTTTTCATTCAAGAGTTCTATAAAAAGTTAAAAAGAACATTTTTACCTGGTTTAGAGGATAATGACTTTACTCCAGATCTTGATGTTGGTAACTTTATTAAACATGCAAGAACTTTTTACCAATCAAAGGGTATTGAAGAATCTATAAAGATATTATTTAAAGTTCTTTATGGTGTAGAATCTCAAGTATTAGATTTAGAAGAGCGTTTAGTTAAACCATCTGATGCTGAATTTATTCGTAGAGAGGTTATAATTGCAGATCCAATCAGTGGTGATCCATCTAAATTAGTGGGTCAGACAATTTACAAGTCTACTGATTTAAGAACAAATGCTTCTGTTTCGGAAGTTGAGATATTAACAAGAGAAAATAAGGCATATTACAAACTTTCTTTGTTTGTTGGATTTAATGATAGGGATCTTATTGAAGGAACCTTTACAATTCCAGGTAAAACTAGAGTTCTAGAAGCAACACCAGCAAATTCACCCATCATTTCAGTTGATTCAACAGTCGGTTTTGAAGATACTGGAACAGTTTTATGTGGTGGTCAAACTATTTCCTATACTTCAAAGAGTATTAATCAGTTCTTTGGGTGTACTGGCAATACTAGTGATATTAGTATGGGGTCTGATTTAAGATCGGATGAGGTTATATTTGGTTATGAGGATGGAGATTTAGAGAAAAAGGTAGAGTTAAGAACTACTGGAGTTCTTTCTAAGTTTATACCAGTTTCAGATATTTCATTAGTTGAAGAGGGTGAAAATGTATATGTTAAGAATGTTGGTGAATCTATACTAAATCCTGATTCTGACTACACTTATAAACAAATATTTGCCAATTCTTGGATATACAACACATCTTGTAGATTCTCAATAAGGATTATTAATAAACCAGATTTTGTTTTAGAGACAGATATTGACAAATCAAGTTTAAAGGTTAATGATGTTGTTGATATATTAGAAAGGAATTCTAATACAGTTGCACAATCTAATGCAGTTGTATTTTCAATTAATAGGTTTACAAAAACTGTAACTTTAACTGGTGTTGGTGGATTTACTCCAGATCCTTTAAAAGATTATGATATTCTAAGAAAATTAAAAAAATCTACTAGTTCTGGTCTTGAACTTAAAGATGGAAATAATGAAATTCTTTCTGATGTATTAAATGTTTATGTTGATGGTGATATTGATGGTTATGTTGCTTCAAACTCATTACCAAGTTATACTATAAGTTCTAATATTATAAAGTCTGGAATTTCAACAGCAGATTCTACTCATATTACAGGTTATGATATAGACCTTGAAAAATATAACGAAGTTACTTTTGATAATCCTATTGAATTTATTACAGGTGATTCACTTGTATATACTACAGATGGCACAGCAATTCCAGGATTAGTATCAGGTCAGACTTATTATGTTGAAGTTTTAGTTATAGATCCAGGAAAAATTAAATTATACCTCTCTAGAGGACTGATTGGTACTGCAACTAATGTTAAATTAGATTTACAACCTTTAGTAGGTAATCATAATTTTACTAAACTCTCTCAAAATAATAAAAAGTTAGCATCAAATAAAATTTTAAGAAAATTCCCATTATATCAGGATTTATTTGTTGCGAGTAAAGGAGAAACACCACTTAATGATATTGGTATGATGATTGATGGTGTTCAGATAAGAACACCAATATCAGAAGATTATATTTTCTATGGACCATTAACTTCTATTGAAGTTTATAATAGTGGTACTGGGTATGATGTCATAAACCCACCTAAACTTATTGTTGATAATAGTACAGTAAGTTCAGGTACAACTGCTTTATTAGAACCAGTTGTTAGTGGTTCTGTTAAAAATGTTTTTGTAGATCCACACGAATTTGATATAAATGATGTAATTTCAGTTTCTATTACTGGTGGTAATGGTATTGGATGTCGATTAGAACCTGTTGTAAGTAAAAGAGTTCGTGAATTATCTTTTGATAGTAGAGATGTATTCTTTGCTGGTGGTTTATCGATTGCACAAGAAACAATCACATTCACCACGGAGCATAATTTATCAAATGGTGAGGTAGTTTACTATAATAGCAACGGTAATGCCAATCTTGGTATAGGTCCTGCATTTGATACTACAAATACTTCAGATGGAACATTAGCAACTGGTGCTCCATACAATGTTAGTGTTGTTAACACAAAAACTGTTCGTCTTTATAATTCTTATGAAGATGCAATGACAGGCATCAATACTATTGGATTATCTACTGCTACTAATGCAAGTGGTATTCATAAGTTCAGAACATCTACTAAGAATGTATTACAATCAGTTAAAGTTTTAAATGCTGGTTCTGGATATTCATATAGAAATCTACACATAAAACCATCAGCAGTTTCTGTAGCGTTTGATACTATAAATTTCAAAAATCATGGGTTTGCTAATGCAGATCTTGTTGAATATTCATCTGCAGATGTTTCTATTGGTGGATTAAGCACATCTAAGGCTTATTACATAATGAAGATCGATGATCATTCATTTAGATTAGCAGATGCAGGAATTAGTACTACACCATCAAAGGTAAATTATGATAGGGGTGAGTATGTTGGATTAACTTCTACAGGTTCTGGTCTACAGTCATTTAAATATCCTGATATTTCTGTAAATTGTGAGGTTTCTTATGCATCAACAGTTACAGGATCATTTAATTTCACTCCTATTGTTACTGGAGAAATATCTCAAGCGTATTTGTATGAAGAGGGAGATAATTATGGATCTACAATCCTTAATCACGAAAAAAATCCTGTTGTAGAAGTCAAAATAGGAAGAGATGCTGAATTAAAACCAATCATAGTAGATGGTAAGATACTTGATGTTCAAGTGCTAAACAGAGGAAGGGATTATTTCTCATTACCATCAATTTCAGTAGAAACAACTGGTATTACAACTACTGGTCTTAGTGGTAGTGGTGCTATCTTAAGACCTGTTATTACTGATGGTAAATTAACAGATGTTGTAGTAATTAATAGTGGTATTGGATATACTGCTGCACAAACAAATCTTTATGTAGAATCAACTGGAAAAAATGCACTATTTGAGCCTAGAGTTAGAAAACTAACTGTTGATAGTAGAAAGAGATTTGGTACATATGCATTAGAAGGTACTGATGAAGAATTATATTTCAGTTTATATGGATATAACGAAGATATAGCAAATACTTTTAATGATAATGCATCATCACATTCTCCTATTATTGGATGGGCATTTGATGGAAATCCAATTTATGGACCTTTTGGTTTTTCTGAATCAGATGAGTTAGGTCCAACAGTTAGGTTAATGAATCCAGGATATGAACTGGATATGACTCAAGTTGAGAATAGACCAAGTGGATTCGATGAAGGATTCTTCACTGATGATTACTATTTCAACTCTACAGGAGATTTAGATGTTCATAATGGAAGATTCTGTAAGACTCCAGAGTTTCCAAATGGTGTATATGCATACTTTGCAGGTGTTACTACTGCAATGTCTGGTCCAAATATTGGAAAATTAGAACCTAAGTACCCATATTTTATTGGTAATACTTATCGTTCACCTTTCATATCATCAAATACTACTTTATCACATTCATTTGACTTTAATAGTACATCATTTGCTAGAAATACATTCCCATACAAGGTTGGTGATCCTAATGCAAATAATGATTTTATTATAGAATCTAATGAGCGTGTAAGACAGTTAAGTAGAATAGAATCTGTAACTGTTGGTGAAATTGATGGGTTGCAAGTTTTAGATGGTGGTACTGGATATCAAGTTGGTGACTTTACTGTTTTTGATAATTCTGGAACTAGTGGTTCTGGACTTCGTGGACAAGTTAAGAGTATTGCTGGTTTGGGCGTTTCTTCTATTGAAACTCAATTAGAATCATTTGAAAATGCAGTATTTACTTGGAAAAATAATAAGGAAGTACAAGCACATTACTTACCATTTATTGAGTTAAATGATAATGATGTAATATCTGTATCTGGACTTAGTAGTTCTATTGTACATCTTACAGATTCTTTCTCAGTTGGTATAAGCACCAATAGAATTGGTTTAGCACAATCAATGACTTCTAATGCAATTGTTGCTGGTAGAGTTGATGATATCTATGTGAATGTTATACCAGATACTGTTTCTATCGGTTCTACTTTAAAAATAGATCAAGATGAGTTGGTTAAAGTATTGAACATCTTTGATATGGGATCAATTCTAAGAGTTAAGAGATTTGGACCTGGAATTGCCCATACTTATAGTTCTAGTATTGATGTATTAAACAGTCATATTAGTATACCAGTTAAAACTAAACAGTTTGAGTCAAAATTAAATGATAAAGTATATTTCAATGCAAAGAATTCAGTAGGAACTGGTGTTACTGTTGGTGGTGGTATTACAAAGGAATATAGGATTGGTGATACTATAAGTGAAGTTTCTATTCCAACTAGGGCAATTTATCTGCCAAATCATCCATTCAAGACTGGTCAGAAGTTAATTTTCAGTAAGAGAGGGACTGCAAACTCTTTAATCGTTGGTGATACTGAAGAAGCAGTTCTTAACTTTAGTTTACCTAATGTAACTACTGATCGTTCGACTGTTTATGCAATTAATAAAGGTCAAAACTATGTTGGTTTAGTTACTCAGGTTGGTGCTGCAACTACTAGTGAAGGATTATTCTT